TCATATCTAAATAATGATTATAGTTACCAATTAGCATTTGCATTTTATTAGCTCCACTACTTGCAGTTAACTGGGTAATAGGAACCTTTGCATTATTGTACTCACCGTCTTGCGTATAGCTACGACCAACAACACTACCTGTTTGAAAATACAAACGTAATGCGTCTTCCGGAGTATATGCAGCACCAGTACCTAGATCCACTTCATTAAGCCCATCAGCATCAATAAAGACACCATCTGGAACTAAACGTGAAACTACTTGTTGAATTTTTAAGTGAGTCATTTGAATTAAATCCGCGAATGGGATCATTCTACGAACTAAAGACTCTACTGCTCCTTTGTACATTCGTGGAGCGCACGCAATATAATTTGGTCTAGCATACTGATTAGCGGACTTTGGACGAACCATATTCTCACTCAATTTCCATTGAAGAACAATATTAGTACCCATCACCATTATACCATCATACCATACATCTATTCTTTTTTCTACTCTTTTAAACTTCGCCTCCTCTTGCATTTCTGCTGTTGGATTAAACTCATCATCTTTCTCAACGGTCTTAAAAGTTCCGTCAGCCATTTCTTTTTTCTTATAAACAAAAGAATGTGTAGATTTATAGTTGAAGTATAGCAATGTTGCAGTGTCTCTACTAAACATACTATCATTGTAAGCTTGCGCTCCATCATAGTATTGCGCCCAGTCTTGACTGTACTTAGAAACCTCAAGTAGATCTGCATTTGTTAATGAAGGATCAATTTTAATCAACTCTCCAATTGGCACAGTTTTAATCTCTCCCCAATAAAAATTATCTTTAAAATATGGGTCTTCAGTATAACTGTATACCACATTAGCTGGATCCACATATTCAACCTGAACCCCAGTTCCTTGTAGAAACATGTGTTTACACATTCCTATTCCCAGAACCGTCTGATCATAGTCAACTCTTTTTCTTGTATCTGCATAATGGTTTTCATCCAACAAAGTATTAATCGCTACTTCTTCAGCGATCTCAATTGCTGGCTTGAATTTCATTTGCATGTATAACTCTAACTCTTCATCGTTTCCTGGAAGTTCCTCTTCTTTTACACTGAAGACAGGAATACCAAAATCCTTTTCAAGTTGTTGTAACAGCGGTGCAGCAACCATATCAGCCTGTACCATATCTTGAAACGTATTTCTTTTTTCAGCAGACATTGCATCTTGCGCATACGCTTTAATTTTAAAAAGTCTATCAGACATTCCGTTCACTACGATATCCACAAACTTTGGGATAATAGGAACTGGGGTCCAATCCAAATTTAAATGACTTAAGTCACCATTAATTGATATTTCGTCCTTATACTTAGCAATAGACTGTTCACCCCTTGCATATAGCCTTAATCGATTGAAGTCGGCCCATTGATTATAAAACCTACACGACCCGCTATCCTTACGAAACCATTCATATTGTATTGCCTGCCCAACCTGTAATCCAAACTCTATTGTGTCTTTAACTTTATCTGACGCGAATTGATCGGGAAAAGCAGCAGAGTTAACTTGTATTTTTACATCTTTCATTTATCTAAGTAATTGGCTAACAGAATCTGTATTATTATATCTAGCAAAGTTAATGCTTATTTTCGATTTTTCTTTAGTCGGGGTATATAGGTGTTTTTGATTAGCCATTATAGCTAACCCAGTACTTATAGACGCATCGAACTTGGTTCTATTGTTTATATCAAATTTCGCCCAATCCTCTAGAGTCCTATGAAAATGCATTACTCCCATATCATCTTGATCTCTATAAGATCCCTCCATATCTAACCCAACATGTTTTTCTATATATGATTCAATCGCAGAAGCATGAGATTGTTTTACATCCTCACTTGAATTTGGAATCCCACCTAATTCTCTTTCCGTTTTTGATAATTTATTAAAAGTCTTATCCGGTCTATTTATACTGTACCCTCTATAGCCTCTGTTTTTTAAATGATACAATAGCCTTGGTTTATTATTTTCACATAAAATAGGCATTCCATAAAATACTATAGCCATTAAAACTTCTTCAAAAAATATCTCTGCCGTTTGAGGGCGAGCGATATATTCTAAGAAAAACTCATTACTAGGTGCGTTATCCATATTGAATTTCGTCAATCCATGTAAAGAACCGTTAGACCCTTTACCAACAACTACACCAGAAATATCATAAGAATCACATCCAAAAGTCCCAACATGTTCATTGCCAGGGTACTTCTTTCCGTTTTTCGTTATAACATTATTTTGTAATGCTCTTTCAGGTAACCAAGTTACAAAAAATCTTCCTCTTTTATTAGGCGTCCATATTACCTTAGTATCTTTAATTCCATTCTCCCAAGAAAATGACCCCTGGGTTACATATCTATCGGTAATTAAAGAATCGTTGTAGTCAATTTGCTGATATATTTTAGTAAGATTAAATATAGACTGCTTACTTTCATCTCTAAAAGCATGAGACTCACTTCTAGGAAACTGTCTATAAAATTCGTTTAAGGCATCTGGATCTTGTTTTAAAGAATCTACTTCATTCTCCCAATAATTTATAGCTCCCTGAACAATAGGCTCATTGTCAATTCCTATCACCGGTTTATCAGGTGTTCTAAGAACAGGCATTCCAAAGCGATCTATAAACCCCTCCATATTCCACTCCATAGGAATAAACAAACTATACAGTCCGCTTTTTGTCTGGCCATTTGAATTACGAACAGTACAGTTAGAATCGTTATATAATTTCTTGAAGTTGCTACCACCTTTATCTAAAGCATTTGATGTTGATCCCATCATACACTTACCAATAACTCTACTACCTAAACGTAGACATGTCTTTGTAACACGCCAGTTATTTAATATGTTCTCAGGCTTCTCCCATTTACCACTCTCATCGTGTAGTAGTAGCTGTAATTTTTCTCCATCATAGGAGTTATCTGAAGTATTCTTCCAGTCAATCGTGGTATCTAATCCTTCAAGCTCCTGCTCTTCAGTTAGGTACATATTTTTTTTGGTAATCTTAGATGCTGGAACCCTATACGCTAATTCCGTTTTAGGTTTATCCATACCATCCTGGATAGGTTTGAAAAAGAAAGGATAGTTATTTGAGATAGGAACAATCTTGTCCGTAAACATTTTCTTTGCATCCGAACCTGTTTTAGATAAAATACCTATACGAGCATCTTTTGTGATCGTACCTGTATTCACCCCTTCACAGGATGCCATGAATGAGAATCCAGAACGTCTGATCTTTAGGTAATCTAAACCAAAGCTTCTCTTATCCGCTTTACAGGCTTCCCAGAAAATATAAAAAATTCTATTTGCTTCTCTAAAATCAGGTAGACCTATATCGATTTTAGTCCATTGAAGGTACATGTAGTGAGTACCGGTAATATACGAAGGAGTTCCGTTATTCATAAACCAACGCCCTTGCTCCCTGTAATTAAATTCATTTTCTACATAGTCTACCCACTGATTTTTAAAAGTAGCAGGAGTGCTATGCCATTGGAATATAGACTTGATTCTTTTTAGTTCTTTAGGAAGTATTTTTGGCTCCCAATACTGCTGATCTTTTTTATCAGATCTTTTCAATATATCTTTAGGGACTTTAGGAAGAGCAATATTTAAACCACTGATGTTTATTATCTGACCAATTTCTCCAGTCTTGGAGATCACTACAAAATTATATTTTTCATTATAGCCATAAGCCCAGGTTTTAGACCTGTTTTTATTAGCAAAGGCTGCTTTAGGAACTATATTAATAAGTTCTACATATAATTTATCTTGACCTTGATTCAGCAAATCCTTTTGGGGTATTATTTTTTTTATTATCTACTCCATCTATCATATCCTTCTCCTCTTCTATTCTCTTTAAAATCTCAAACGCATCGAATATTGCCAGCTTTTTTGTAGCCGCTGCATTTTTTAATTTATCAGCAGCAAGTTCATCATCCTCACCATACTTGATGATCTGTTCTTCCGCTACTTTTATCAGCTGCATAACCGCTTTTTCACCAGCTTTTATTATTTGTTTTTTTATGCTTACGACATCCATCTTTATTTTGATTATATTTTAATTTCAACTCGTCTACTTTCTTCTGCCAGTCTAAATCTTTTTTACTAATATTTTTTTCATTCATGATCTGAAACTTTATAAAACATTACAAAAATTTTCCTACCTTCTTCCCAAGAGATATTAGGATATTTACTATGAAAATAATTAGCTGGATATGAAACCAGTCTATTCTCCTCATATCCAATAACTGTACTTAATCTCCATTTTTCTAACTCCTCAGCATCTTTTTCTATCATTCGATCATACTCCTCATCACTAACATCTTTTGGAAGTTCCCTGCCGTAAATATAGTGTTCCCATAGTGCTGTTCCATGCAGCTCCTCTTTTTCTCTTGGAGAGAAATAAAGAACTGCTGCTCTATCTGGTTTCTGTCCATTGATATTTAAATCAGAATGAATACGCCATGTTATATCTATCTCGTCTGTAGCCACCCTAAAGAAACTTAAAATCTTCTCAATTTTTTTACCTTCTATAATAGAAAGCTTTGCAGCAATATACTCATCAAAATCCTTATTCGAGTCTTGAATATAAAAATCTTTTTCACCAACTATTACTTTATTGAATTTATTCTCATCTAAATATTGGTTAGCTAATTTAAAGAGGTTCTTCTCAACAAAGTCATCTATCATGTAAATCATACTGCAAAAGTTATATTATTAGTAAACATTCTGTACAATCTCTCACCATCAACATCAAATTCATATTCACTTTCTGGCTGATAAGATATCTCGTCACCTACATTTAACCCCATACTTAATAGCTGATCGTTAATGTATTTTATAGTTCCATATAATGGTTCTTCTGTTATTGATTTTTTAATATAAGAATCTTTTACGGGAGCAGGTTTTATGAAGCAATATTTATTATACCCCTTCCACTGTCCGTCTTGCTTATATAAGAAAAATTGATCTGGATCGACAAAAAATAAGTTGTCTTTGAAGTAACTTTTCCCACTTTTTCTACGGCCCTGCATGTCATTATAAAACTTAAAGACATTGTGGTGAACCAATAAGGTGTCACCTTCTTTTACTGGGCCAGTATAATTAATTGGAGTAGATACCACGAT